GAAAGGGAAGAGAGAAAGAGACGTTTCTGCCTAGCGGTTGTAATATTGAGTTCTGAAGGGCTACTTGTTGTTTTGCTAAATCACGTATAAGCCCACCAGATGTTTTGGCATGATCTCTAAATGTATTAAAGTATTGATTTAACTTTAGTTTTCCGCCATCTAGATTCTTACCAAATTTTTCTACATCTGATTGCAGGCTTACAAAGTGTGTTGAGAATTGTCCTGTACTTCTTAATGTATCTGAAAACGACCTGTTCATTACGGCAATTTGATTTGCCAACATCTTGTTAGAGTTAGCTAATTGCTCTTGTAATTTTGATAGGCTGGCAGTAACCTTATGCACATCGGCAATAAGGGCTGAAAAGTCGGCATTAGCGACTATGCGGGTACTGATTGTTTCGTCAGCCATTTATATCAAACTACTCCCTGGAGTATCCTAATCCTGCTCCAATTCCAAATCCAGCTTGCGCTGCAAAATTTCCTTGAAGAGAAACAACATCGTTGCTAGTTGCATTTATTCCTGCAGCTCTCAACTCTATGTCCTCGAAACTAGGGCCTCCCTTTTTATCATTTTCGTATTCACCTATATCTACTCCCTTTAAAGATGCTTGGAACTTTTTGTCTTCATGGTCCCTTTTCTTTAAAGCCTTTAAAGTATTTACAAGCTCTGGCATTGATAAATTTTCTTCTAAGTCTTGGTAATTTTTCCAATGACCTAGTAGAAAAACTTCTCCTTCTAAAGCGGCTAAATCTAGTTCTGACCAGCCAGAACCGCTGCCGCTAGTAGGTTTGGGTCGTCAAGTTTAATTCCTCCGCAAACTTCAAGAATGCGATTCATTGTTGGTACATCTAGTGCATCTTCAAAAGCTTCTCTATCTGCTACCAACTCTGGTAGCTGCTTCTCCAAAGCAATTGCACAAGCATCGATTAGGATGTTTAGAGTATCGTCTTCTGTCTGAGACTCTGCTGTCTTCTTAATTGCTATCATGAACTTACGAAGTTCTGCTATTGATAGTGGTTTGAGCTTTACGGTTTGCCCATTTTGTAGCTGTACTTCTTCTACGCTATATACTGTTGTTGCCAATTTAATCCTCCTAGGATCTAGTCTAAATCATTATACTAAAAATTATATACTAATACAACCACAAAAGCCCCCAATTTCTTGGGGGCCCTGTAGAATAATTATTAAATTATTAGACTACCAATACACGGTCAATAATCTTACCGTATTCTTGTCCTTCGTAGCCGCTCATAGCGGTTGGAAGAAGACGGAATGTTACTGGGAATGTGGTTGGGGCTGATCTTGCCAATGTGAAAGCTGATTGCTGCACTGACAAAACACGACGTGCATAATATACACGCTCTGTCTGAGCACCTGCTGTAGTTGGTGCTTGACCAACTGCAATAAGCTGACGCTCTGTTGGTGCAATACCAAGAGCACCTGCTGCGATACCTAGTGTGTCCTTCTTTGTAGTACCTGTACCTGACGAAATAATTGTGTTATTCTGTGAGATTGCGGTGTTGTTAGTTGGATCGTCTGGCTGACCGAAAATAACTAGAACGTTCTCTAGTGTACCTTCTGACATTTCAGTTGCGATCATAACCTCCATCGCTGACTTGAACAGCTTAGCTGTATCAAGAAGCTGATCGACAGTTACTGAATCGTATGTTGGATTGTAAGTAATCTGAAGACCGTTATTTGTAAAACCTACGTTTCTGTAGTAAAATGTGCCTGACTCAACTGCGTTAAGTGTATCTGTATAGGATGTTCCTGTAGCAAATGCACCAGCATTAGTTGTGCCTGGCTCTGAGTTTTCGTATGTTGCGTACCCTGATGTTGTTGAATCGATATTCGAAATAAACAACGGAGATGCACCTACGAGAATGTTTTTAGCATTACCTGCGTTTTGTGCCATATTGTGTTTCCACCTCCTGGAATTCTTTGGTTATTAAATTGTAAAATCAAATTTTAAATCTGGCTGGCTAGGCCTCTTTCCTCTTGGTATAATTCTATGCCATTAAGGGTAAAAAGGCAAACCCTAGAGGAACCTGCCTTGACCATCAGTAATTCTTGAATACTTGATTTCTAGAATGACCTCAGCAGAGAAAAATCCCTGAAGCTCTTCTGATGGGGCTGTAGGAGATATATCGGCAACCCATATTGTATAGAATTTAAATTTATCTGATAGATTTGCCCATTTGTTTATGTCCCTGGCAGATTCATCCATTCTTCTGAACTCGTCAACCATGTAGTTTCTAATCTCATTTATATCCGATACCGATGTTGAGTATATTGTGAAGAGTATCTGCTCACAGCATATTAGCCAGTTATCTTCATAAGACATACCTATCTTGTCATAGACTATGTGTTTCTTCCCGCTCAAGAATTGATTCATTTCTGCCGCCTGCTGAACTGGAATAATTGGAACAATATTCTCGTTTAAATTATCTGACCAATACTCTTCTTCGTCAAAAATGTTTCCTGTGTATAGCTCCTGCCACAAATACTTACGTAGCTCAAGCATTGCGTCTAGTTTATAGTTTGCCGTCACATTGCACCTCCGAATGAAGCAGCAAGGGCGGCGTCGGCTTGAGATCTAATAGTGTTTGGAGAAAACGAATACTGAACTCTCTTAATATCAGAAGGAACACTTAATGCCTTAGTCATGCTTGAATTAAATATTTTTTGAAATCCAGATCTCTTAATTGATTCGTTTACTAGTCTTCCACTAAAAAATCTTGAATGGGCTAATCCAAATTGATTGCGGGCTGCAGACCCTCCAGGTCTTTTAACTGTAACAGATTTGCCTTTAGGCATATAAACAATTTCTCCATTATATTCAAATACTAAACGCTCTGCATTTTTTGGCCTAATGACCAATGGATTTCCTTGCTCCATAACAGTAGCCTTATTTACAAACACATGCCTTCTTTTGCTATTGCTAGATGGAACCATAGACTTTGAAGGAAGTATGCTGTAGTTAATTCTAAAAGAAAGTCCATCTTCTGAAATTTTATTTAACTTAAAAAGTCTTGCTGCTTTATTACCAGTTCTCTTCCACTCATACATATGATGTAGAGATTTTGGCTTTGATCTTGCCAGTGCATCAATATAGTTTCCGAAATCAGTATCTATTTGCTCAAACACTATCTTTGTAAATGCTGATTTAAATTGAGCGTTGGTTGTAAGCTTAGATATTACTGCAGCCTCATAGTATACAAATGCTGATACTTGAGCTACTGTGCTATCTTTCAAAGGTCCGTTTTGGTTTGCATACATCATTCTTTCGAGTCCGCTTGCCGCTTGAACCAACATTCCGCTATTGTCCAATTTGCTGGTTCTCCGATCTCTTCATAGATGAGTTATATGCAATCACTCTGCCAAATGGGTCGGTTACTGGGGTTGTTCCCATAACTTCAAATACTGTTGGGGTTTCATTAGGATAGTTAATTTCATTCCAAATTGTATTACCCTCAACGTCTCTGATGTTGGTAACCTTTTCCCTAGCAGTTAATTTTTCTGCAGTTCTAACCTGAATAATTTGATCGTTTAAATATTTATTTGAAAAGATTTGTTTGTCGCTAGAACGAGTAGTTGCAGAGTTGCTAATTACTCCCTTAGCGTGGCATGCAACAGTTTTGTAGTAGTTCCACTCTCTAACAATTGCTCCAGTATCTGGATCCTGAATTTCAGACTGTCTATAAACATCTAAATTCATAGACAAGACAGAGTCTACGATGCTGTTCATTATATAATCTCTACTTTGGTTGTTAATACGTAATCTGCTAGAAGGTTATCTGCATAAGCATTACCAGTGCCAGTATATGCATCTCCTGTGTATTCGAAATCCCAGTCAAACGTTGAAATAGACTTTACGTATTTGTTTCTCCACATGGTGTCTTTAGAGAAGTAGTCTTTCATTAATTCTATTGCTGCAAGCTCTACGTTATCTGGAACTTTTTCCCAACCAAATCTTCCTTGAACTTTGTATGCTATCCCAGATTGAAATATTCCAGATGAATCGTGTATGCTTGGAGGAACCATTCCGTTTGCAGTGTAAACAGTATTATCTAATAGGCCTGCTCTATTAATTCTAATTCCATATCCGCTTTCAGAAATTTCAACTGGATAATTCCAATTATCAATATCATTAATTGTGTCCAAGAGCAGTACGTCGCTAGAGTACAGCTCGTGTAGTTGATTTATTTTAGAAGGTACAGGAAGAGTATCTGAATCATATCCATACACCACATAAAGATCATCGTAAAGATAAAACTTCTGACCAGTATATTCCTCTATCTGTTTTCTTGCATATTTTTCTGCTCTAAGCAATTCTTTATAAGATTTATAATTTGGATCAGAGGAATCTGTAGAAAAACCTAAGTCCTGAACATGATTAAAATCTACATATGGAGTTATTACAAAAACTTCGTCTTCTCTTATAACTGATGTTCCGCTTATTGTATATTCCCACTTTAAACGCAGAGTCTTATTTCTATCTGTATACTGATAAGGTATATTTACAGAATATGAACCCAGGTTATTTTCATCAGCAGATGATGTTAATATTGTTAAAAGATGCGTTGGATTTATAGAAGGACTTATTGCTGGATCCATAGTAACATCGTACAGTTTAACTGTAGGAAGAGAGTCTGCAACAGCAACATCTCCATTCCAAAACACCTGGTGTGTTATTGGAGATTGTGACTTAATTAATATCTCTGCCATTTAAGAGGCGTAGACTAGTTGTAATACTCCTGGACTTCCTTTGGAGTTGCTAATCTAAAGCCCTCCTCCTTATCAAAAATTTTCTGAGCATCATCTTTATGCATTGCTACAAATGGGTGTTCTTTTGTAAACGTATACCCCATAATATCATACCTAAAGTTATCTCTGGTCATTCTTACTAATACTGTATCTTCTGGCTGTTCCGCCTTTGGATCAAACTTAGGCAAGACTTCTACTGACATATCTTCTTCGTCTTCTTCCATCTTCTCAATGGTCTTGTTATATACAGACCACGTTACGCCTTCTTCTGCGAGGGCGGCAATAATATCGGCTTTATTTTTTAGCCCATCGGTATCAACTGCAAAGTCTTCTGCAATCTTTTTTAGTTCTGAAACCTTCAATGTCTCAAATGACATGTAAATCTCCTATTTCTACTCTAAACAATTATAGCATTACTAAATTAAAATGAAAAGCCCCCAAAAATTAATTTAGGGGCTTTTCCAG